ATTGCAAACCCGTATAAGTGTTAATAATCGGTTTATATGCCATCGTTCAAATTCCGCCGGAATCCCCTGAGCAATCATCCAGTAGTAAATCAATTCACTGGTGATCGTCTCATTAGTGCCTTTTCGAGCTGGTTCCTTTCGAAAAGTTGTGGCAGTCATAGAATCATTTATGTAGTTTGATATGTCTTCAATTATTTTCGAATCATGACTTATTCTTTCATACACTTCCTGCGGAACATTTTCGGTAATGGTCATACATTTTATATAATCTATAATTTCCGCCAAGGTTTTATCTTTCTTGGAAAAGAAAGGTTTATGCCACTTGGCTTCCCATTTTGACAGAGAAATAAGAGAATGCTCCAGTTGCAGACGCCATTCTTTGAACTCGGTAGAGGATACGAATTCCCCCTTCTCGTCATCCCACATTTCCACAGCTGGAACAGTTACTTCTAGCATTCTCATCCCTCCATAATCTTCCTACTTATTAAGCCTCTGGAAACTGTTCAGCTACAATTTTATCAGCCTCAATTTTGGCCTGCTCTCTGATGTCGGCTGGTAACAGTCCATTGACAAACTCTGCAGCTGCTTTTGCATCAGTCGCAAGCTCCATAAACAGAACGGAATATGCTTCGGTCTCTGCGAAAGCTCTGGAGATCTCCGGGCTCTTCATGAATCTTCGACCATCAGCACTCTTCTCACCGTAAGCTTTAAGAACCAGGTCTTTGAAATACTTGATAATTTCCGGTTCATTGTTTGCTGCTACAATTCTTTTAATAGTGGCATCCAGACCGCCTACTGTACTCAGCTGCATTTCAACAATTTCCGCTTTGCTAAAATGAAAATAAAAATCTTCAGTTCTTTTTACTCCATTGTAATCCTCATATGAAATAGTTTTTTTGAACATAATTTCTCCTTTCTCATTTAAAAAAAGAGGCCCTGTATAAACTAGAGCCTCTTGAAATCGATCTTAGATCAGTCTGTCACTGTTGCAAGAATTGTTTTTACTTCATCCGGTAACGGAAGACGTGCTTCAGTGTCTGTGTCACCATACAGAACTTTTTCGATAGCCGCCATCTTCTTTGCGCTAAGTTTAGTGGAATCAAGCACTAATGTAGCGGTTGGCTTGAAACCGTCGACTTCTACAGGTGTAGTGGAAACTTCCCATGACATTGTAGCAGCCTCAGGACTGTCGTTAACTGAACTGTAGTCTGCTTCAGACGGCGCTGCGAGACATCCATACACAAGATGGATCTTATAACCGTGAGCATTGTTATCTACATCATTACCGATGATTGTCTGGTAAGACAAACCAAATGTTTTATGATCCTGCTGACCTAACGAAACACCTTCGACGAGTTCAGCTGCTCCGATACATGGTTTAAATTCATCCGGATACATATAAGCCTCAATTGTGGCTTTGAATTCCTCGGCAGACAGAATATTGAGATATTTAATATTGTCTGCATACATAGCATTTGCTTCAGCGCCTTCAGGGGATTCATTGATGGCTGTAAGACCATTCCATGCCGTACCTTTTGGATACGCAGAACCTTCCTGAGGATATACGACGCCTTTGCTTACACCTGTCTCGTAAAGTCTTTCGCCGACTTTATCCCATACAAGTTTGGACATATTAATCCTCCTTAAAAATATAATGTCAACACATCGTGATAGAGATTTTCAGATTTGTATGATGTATCATAAGCACAATATGGAAGCATCAATAATATAGAGATGACTTTGTTGTCAGGTTTCTTGTCAATCACTACCACGCTGTATTTGTTCATAAGTAAATAGCCAGTATTGTTAGCACTGACTTTTTTAACGCTACTTCTGGAATACACGATTGCTGGGTATTCCATTTTGACTGATTCTGGTGGTTGGAAGTAAACATGCCTACAACCGAGCATTTCTTCTAACTTACTCTGCAGTTCCAGGCGAGTTCCCATTCCAAACACCTCCTATAGACAAGATCATCCTGGGGTATTGGAGTTCGACATCAGTCACTTTCCATTTCGTCCCCAGGATATCGACATATGCTACATAAGAATGATTCTCGAAAGCAAATGGGTCAGCCAAGATGCTCAGAACATTCGCTAGATTGAGATTGTCGTTAATCTCCCCTGAACTCTGACGCTTCCAACGGTTGCTAGTCATATCACCGTAATACTCATGCTCTTCAACAGTGCTATCCCATACCCCCGGTTCAATCTCCCTTACCGGAAGAGTGAATCCTATCTTGCCGAACCATTTACTCATATCGATTCACTCCTTAATCATTTGTCAGACTTAACTGTCGCAAGTTTGGCTGTTGTGGCTGTAGCAGAATCTGTCGTCACATATGTAACAGTCGCTACATTTCCCGCAACTGCACAGCTGACCGGTTTATATAATGTACCGGCAACATCGATCATAAGTCCTTTGATATACGCATCCTGCAGCTCAGCGCAAGTCACTTTGTTCTTACAAGCAGAATCGTAATATGCATATGCATCGTTTGCTTTTCCGTAAACTTTTCTCACTGCGACATTCACGTCGTCAGCGACTGGACGAATTTTTTCGATCATGACTTATCCTCCTTATGCGATTTAGGCTACCGGCTCCTCAAGAGCGATAGCGGAACATACCTGAGTGAGCGCACCGGAGAGTCTTGTCTCCAGCATGTATTTGTAGCGGTTGAAGTCCATGTCGAAATCTTCGAACTTGGTAACTTCACCACCTC